CCGGGCTTATGGCTCGTTGCTGTCTGAGCTGCTCGACCAGCCGCAGAATGACACGCTGCGTCTGCAAATTATGGCCGCCTGTTACAGCGCGATTCTGGCTTGGGAACCCCGCGTAAAGCTGACCGGCATCACCTTTAACACCACCTACGACGGCAAGATGGTGATCGACATCACCGGCACTCGCACCGATACCCCCGGCGCGTTGTCGTTGTCTATTCCTGTGAGCTGAACCATGGCAACGATTAACTTAAGCCTGCTTCCCGCCCCGACAGTGGTCGAGGTGTTGGACTATGAAACGCTGTTGGCAGAACGTAAGGCTACGCTAATTTCACTTTATCCCGAGGCCGAACGGGCGGCCATCAGCCGCACACTGGCGTTGGAGTCAGAGCCGATCGTTAAGCTGCTGCAGGAAAATGCCTATCGTGAGGTGATTTTACGCCAGCGCATCAACGATTCCGCCAAGGCGGTGATGCTGGCTTATTCCACTGGGGCAGATCTTGACCAGTTTGGGGGGAATTTTAACACCCCGCGTCTGGTGATTATCCCGGCGGATGAAACCACTATCCCGCCGACACCGGCGCTAATGGAGTCGGACGACGATTATCGGCTGCGCTTACAGGATGCTTTTGAAGGCATGAGCACCGCCGGTTCGGCAGGCTCTTACCGCTTTCATGCACGCTCTGCAGATGGCCGTGTGGCCGATGTGACCGCCATTAGCCCATCACCGGCCTGCATCACCGTGACGGTGTTGTCACGCGACGGCGACGGCACCGCAAGCCAGGAATTGCTGGCAACGGTGGACACGGCCTTGAACGATGAGGATGTGCGCCCGGTCGGCGATCGGGTTGTGGTGCAGTCGGCCAAGATTACCCGCTATGCCATTGAGGCTAAGCTGTATCTCCACCCCGGCCCGGAGGTTGCGCCGATCCTTACCGCTGCCAATGCAAGGCTACGCAATTACGTGGAAGGTGTGCGCCGGTTGGGGCGCAGTATCCGGCGCTCCAGCATGAACGCCGCGTTAACAGTGGAAGGTGTCGAGCATGTAGACATCATCAAACCGGCGGCCGATATCGTGCTGGATAAGACGCAGGCGGGCTATTGCACCGGCTTCACCATCAATCCGGGGCGCGCCGATGAATAACAGATTATTGCCGGTCGGTTCTTCCCCGCTGGAAGTAGCCGCCGCCACGGCTTGTGCGGAGCTGGAGCGGATGCCGGTACCGCTGCGCGAATTGTGGAACCCGGCCCGTTGCCCGGTGCATTTGCTGCCCTATCTGGCCTGGGCATTTTCCGTCGATAGATGGGATGAGGCGTGGCCGGAGGATGCAAAGCGCGGTGTGGTCGCAGCGGCGTTTTTCATTCACCGCCATAAAGGCACCATCGGGGCCGTGCGCCGTGTGGTCGAGCCGCTCGGCTACCTGATTAACGTCACTGAATGGTTTCACGGTAACGATCCGCCAGGCACCTTTCGGCTGGATATTGGCGTGCTGGAAACCGGTATCACGGAGGAAATGTATTTAGAAATGGAGCGGCTGATCGCCGACGCCAAACCCCTGAGCCGCCACCTGATTGGCCTCAACATTCTGCAGGACATCCCCGGTCTGATTTATACCGGCGCGGCCGTTGTTGATGGCGATGTCACCACCGTTTACCCCGGATAAGAGGGAACCATGAGCAAATATAAAGCGATTATTACCACCGCCGGGGCGGCCAGGATTGCCGCCGCGTCGACCGGTGGAACTCAGTTAAAAATCACCCGTATGGCCGTTGGCGACGGTAACGGCAGCTTACCCACCCCGAACCCGGCACAGACCAGGCTGATTAATGAGAAGTACCGCGCCACCCTCAACGGGCTGACCATTGATAAAACGCTGAAAAATCATATTGTGGCGGAGCTGATTGTCCCGGCGAGCGTCGGCGGGTTTTGGCTGCGTGAGATGGGGTTGTATGATGATTTCGGCACGTTGATTGCCGTCAGCAACATGGCCGAGAGCTACAAACCCAAGCTGGAAGAAGGCAGCGGCCGCACGCAGACGCTGCGCATGATCCTGATTGTCAGCAGCACCGAAGCCATTAGCGTGATTGCCGGGGGCGATACCGTGCTGGCAACCAAGGATTTTGTAGCGGACGCCATCAAAGACCATGAGAAAACCCGCAACCACCCAGACGCCAGCACCACCGCGAAAGGGTTGGTGCAACTGAGTAGCGCAACAACCAGCGCGGAAGAAACCAAGGCCGCAACACCGAAGGCTGTTAAAGCCGTCAACGATGCCAGCGCCAAAAAGTCAGCCAATCTGTCAGACCTGACCGACAAATCCGCCGCACGTGGCAATCTGGCGTTGGGCAGTGCAGCGACGAAAAATGTCGGTGTTGAGGCTGGGCAACTGATGGTCGTCGGCGCGTTTGGTCTGGGGGGCGGTGGCAGGCAGTTTGATGATGCCTATTCGAATATCGCGCAAATTTACCGGGTTAATGTGTCATCAGAAAACAAGCCACCGATTAGCGGTAACATTGCCGCCGGGGTCATTAGTTTGCCTTGTGATGCCGCCCCGTCCGCCGGTTATGTCAGTGTGTCAGGTGTAGGGCATGGCTTTGTCGGCTATTCCAATAGGCCGGAAAATGGGGTGCGCTGGTCACGGATTTACACCACGGACTACAAGCCGACGGCGGCCGATGTGGGGGCGCTGACTGATGCACAGGCCGTGCAAAAGTATGTCCAGCGCTCTATCAAGGTTAACGGCAAACCGTTGTCCGCCGATGTTAATCTGTTGGCGGCAGACGTTAACGCGTGGAATAAAACCGAGGCGGACGGCCGTTATGTGAAACGAACGGGCGACACCATGGGCGGGACGCTTGTCATTGATGGCGCAACGGTGCTTCCTACGCAACCGTTGCGAGCGGCGGCCGACGTCCCCGCGCTCTGGAAGCAGGGGATCAGTTTATCAACGCTGGAATTTGACGATAAAAATATCAGTGGTTATCCCGCGCAGCCATATTCTACGTTGGTAAATTTCAGTGCAACAGAACACCGGGGCATCCAGTTATTATCAGAAAAGGCCACTAACAATTTTTGGTTACGGTCAGCGGATGCTAAAAAATACTCTGATTTTGTAAAGCTCTATCACACCAGTAATAAACCAACGGCTGCGGATGTGGGGGCGTTAACGGATGCTCAAGCCGCGCAGAAATACGCCTTGCGATCGTACAAGGTCAACGGCAAGCCGCTATCCGGTGACATCAATCTGTTGGCGGGGGACGTTAACGCCTGGAATAAATCAGAGGCGGACGGACGTTATTTAATGAAGTCTGGCGGGCAACTGACAGGCATAGTAAAAACCTCCGCTGAAATTCAGTCACTCACCGCTGATAATTATCGATTAATCGGCGGTGATTACGGCACATTCTGGCGTAACGATGGCAAAAGCCTGTATTTAATGGTGACGAATGCGAAAAACCAGTACGGCACATTTAACGGATTGCGCCCGTTTTCTATTGATGTGAAAGGCGGGCATGTAAATTTCGGTCACAATGTGTCTATCGGTGGTGAGCTGAAAATACTTGGCAGTTTCCGTTCTGATAAAGGTGTTTCGATTGGTGAGGATTTGTGGGTTGATCGAAATGCCAACGTTGCAGGCAACCTGAAGGTGGGGAACACAACTTACCAAACCGATGGGAATATTAACGGGGCTACGTGGAACGGGTATTTAAGCAACTGGTTAAACGACAACATTAATGGTCGGGTTGATTGGGGAACCTTTAACCGTGAAGTGGGTGGCAGGGCCACAATTGACTATGTGAACGGAACGTTCATGCGTGATATGAGGCTTGGCGGTGAGGCTCAAACAGGGCCCGGTCGTTGGGGCGTTAGAGCGCCAGCGGGGTGTGTTGTTACTGGTGCTGACGTTACAAGAGATAATGATGGAACGTTCACTAATCTGTTTTATCGAGCGTTGCAGCGTAACGTGAATAATAATTGGTATACCATAGGTCAATTATAATGAGTTTAGTATTTAATAATTTTACGCTTTACGAACCCAAAGTTGTTTCATTTGAGCTGCGCGGATTGAATGTTCAATTTCTTAAATCAGACAGTGGTGAGGACTGGTATCAGTGTCAAAAACTATTCGCGAAAGACACGGTAAAGATAGCTTTCGATGATAGAGGTGTTATTTGTTCTTACTCAGAGGACATTAGTTCGTTATGGCCGATTAATCTGAGTGTCGCAGAAGTTCCTAACAATATCATGGCTCGACAGTTGGATATTTCCGGTCGTTGGGTGTTTGATGGGAAGAAAATCACCAAACGGATTTACACGCCGGAAGAACATCAGGAACAGGCCCGGATTGAGCAGCGAACCTGCATTGCATCAGCCGCCAATATGATCGCGCCGCTACAGGATGCGGTGGATTTGAATATGGCGAACACTGCCGAAATTGCCCGGTTGGAAAGCTGGAAAAGATACCGTGTGGCGCTCAATCGTCTTGATATTACTGCGGCTCCGGATATTGATTGGCCGCCAACCCCCAGCGCCTAATAAAAAAGCCCGCATCATAATGACATGCGGGCTTCGTGCTTTGCGGCTTTCCCTGATGTTGCCGCGTTTTGTTTATTGACCATACCCCACCCGGCTAAATTCCGTCCAATTGATTGCATAGATCAATACGCCGAGATTGATCGGCGAAAACGATCGGTTTCCCTCCAAATACTTCCCCGGCAGGCTCGGCCTGTTGTCTGGTCTGCCTTCCACCACCCACCGCGTGCGGCCTGCCGTGCCGCGCGGCATCATGCTTGCACTACCCACCACGGAGCAAGCTTATATGGCTGACTATCATCACGGCGTGCGTGTTGTCGAAATCAACGACGGCACCCGCGTTATTTCCACTGTCTCGACGGCCATCGTCGGTATGGTCTGCACGGCGGAAGATGCCGACGCGGCAACATTCCCGCTTAACGTCCCGGTGCTGATCACCGACGTGCTGGCCGCCTCTGGCAAGGCCGGTAAAAAAGGCACGCTGGCGGCCGCATTGTTGGCGATCGCCGACCAGTCAAAACCGGTCACGGTGGTTGTCCGTGTGGCCGAAGGTAAAGATGCCAAAGAAACCACTTCCAACATCATCGGCGGCGCTAACGCCGAGGGCCGCTACACCGGCATGAAAGCGCTGTTATCTGCCCAGGCGGAGTTAGGTATTAAACCGCGCATTCTTGGCGTGCCGGGACATGACACGCTAGAGGTGGCTACGGCATTAGCCGGTATCTGCCAGCAGTTGCGCGCATTTGGCTATGTCAGCGCCTATGGCTGCAAAACGGTACAGGATGCGATGAAGTACCGCGCCAATTTCAGCCAGCGTGAGCTGATGATTGTCTGGCCGGATTTTGTCAGTTGGAACACCACCACCAATAAAAGCGATATTGCCTACGCCACCGCCCGAGCGCTGGGCCTGCGTGCCAAAATCGACACGGAAACCGGTTGGCACAAAACCCTGTCTAACGTCGGCGTGAATGGGGTTAGCGGTATCACGGCCAGCGTGTTTTGGGACTTGCAGGCACCCGGCACTGATGCTGACCTGTTAAACCAGGCCTGTGTCACCACCCTGATCCGCAAAGACGGCTTTAAATTCTGGGGTTCGCGCACCTGTTCTGACGAGCCGCTGTTTGCCTTTGAGAACTACACCCGTACCGCGCAGGTACTGGCGGACACCATGGCCGAGGCGCACCTGTGGGCAGTTGACCGGCCGGTCACGCCAACGCTTGTCCGCGACATGATTGACGGTATCAAGGCCAAATTCCGCGAACTGAAATCCGCCGGGCTGATTATCGATGGCGACTGCTGGTATGACGCCAGCGCCAACGACAAAGAAACTCTGAAAGCGGGCAAGCTGTTTATTGATTACGACTACACGCCCGTGCCACCACTGGAAGATTTAACCCTGCGCCAGCGCATCACTGACCGCTATCTGGCGACGTTCGCCGCGTCAGTGAACCGTTAAGGAGACGATGAGTAATGGCTCTGCCTAAAAAACTGAAATACCTGAACCTGTTCAACGACGGTTTTAACTACATGGGCATTGTGTCCTCGCTGACGCTGCCGAAGCTCACCCGCAAGCTGGAGAAATACCGGGGCGGCGGGATGAATGGCGCGGCCCCTATCGACATGGGGCTGGACGATGACGCGCTGTCCGTTGAGTGGGCGATGGGCGGCATTGATGAACTGGTGCTCAAGCAATGGGGAGCAGTCGATGCCGTACCGCTGCGCTTTGCCGGTTCCTTCCAGCGTGATGACACCGGCGAGGTGTCCGCCGTGGAAGTGGTGATGCGTGGCCGCCACAAAGAAGTCGATTTTGGCGAATACAAACAAGGCGAGGATACCGAAACCAAGGTATCTACCGAATGTACCTACTTCAAACTGACCGTAGATGGCAAAGAGCTGATCGAAGTCGACACCGTGAACATGGTCGAAAAGGTCGACGGCGTTGACCGTCTGGCCGAACACCGTAAGGCCATCGGCCTGTAAACCTGCGCCAGTCCGCCGGGCTGGCCGTTCCCCTCACTGAACAGAGAAAAAAAGATGAATGAACCTAAAGAAAACGTGATCACCCTCGATACTCCGATTAAACGTGGTGAAACCACCATTACCGATGTGCAGGTAATCAAGCCCACGGCAGGCGCACTGCGCGGCGTTGGCCTGGCAGCGGTAGCGAATGCGGACGTTGATGCGTTGCTGGTCATCCTGCCGCGTGTCACGTACCCGAGCCTGACCAAAGAAGAATG